CTTTATTAAATTCTTATCAGATTCTCGTGATTGGGCATATCAATATATCAAAGATGTTCAAGACAGTTTAGAAAAGTTTGTAAACGAAGTTGAGCCAGAGATTGCATATTTTGATGAGTACGGACTTGTTGGTGATGCATACCCACATTATCACTCAATGAAAAAAATATCATCAGAGTATAAAGAATTAAAGAAGTTGTTACCAAGTGAGGAAACAAAATGAAAGATATTTTATTATCAACATTAACAGGTTTTGGATGTGGTGTCGTGTTTGCTGCATTCAAATTACCAGTCCCAGCTCCACCAGTTTTTGCGGGAGTCGCAGGAATTATTGGACTATGGATTGGTTTTACAATACTAACACGAATTATATCCTAGGAGGAAAAATGAATACAACACAACTAAAGGCACTACTTGCATCATATGGACGATCAGTTCTTGCTTCAGGTCTTGCCCTATATATGGCAGGCGTTACAGATCCAAAGGATCTATGGACAGCACTAGTTGCTGCACTAGCACCAGTTGCAATTAGAGCAATCAACCCTAACGACAAGGCTTTTGGTATCTTGCCAGATGCTAGCGCCGTAGAAGAGGCTCTGAAGGCTGCTAAGGCACCTGCAAAGGCACCTGCAAAGAAGACTGCTAACCCAAAGGTTGCAACAAGAGCAGATAAGAAAGCTCCAAAGTAATTAATAAAAAATAGAGGGGCCAGTCTAGAAATAGGCTGGCCCTTTTACTGCTATAATTAAAACATATGTCAAAAACAGCTCTCATAATGTGTACTTATATAAGGTTTGAAAACCTTAAAATGACTTTAGGATGCCTACAAAGGCAAACTAATCAAGACTTTGATTTTTATATAGTTGATAATTCTAATAGACATGATAAACTATTAGGGTATATTAAAAAATTTGGCAACGGAATTGATGTAACTGTACATAACTACCAGAATGACTTTAAACAATTTGCTAGGTTCTTGTTAGCAAGAGAACTGGCTGAACAAGGATATGAAAAGATAATCTTTATTGATGATGATGAGATTATTCCAGATACTTTTATACAAGAGTGTCATGATCAGTATGAAGAAAATTCTGTTAAAACATTTTGGGCTCATTTTGTAGATAGTATATACAATAAAAAAATAAAATTAGAACATAACGAAATAGGAAACTATGCAGGAACAGGTGGTTTGATATGTCACTCAAGTTTATTTCTTAATGATGATTTTTTTGATTGCCCAGAGGATTACTGGATCATTGATGATCTTTGGTTATCTTTTTACATATTAAAACATACAAACCTTAAGATTAAAGAGCTTAAAACAAACATACATTTTATAAAAGACAACAAAGCAACATTTATGACTCTTGGTAACTTAAAGCAAAAATTTTCTGAAGAATTTATTATTCCAGTATCTAAGTCTTTAGGGCTAAAGATTTAATAAGTCTTGATATTTTTGATATAAAACTTCATTAGAAAAATTATTAAATCCTATATCAAAAGCCTTAGATTTAGCGGTAGAGATATCACTATCATAGTAATGATCAATTAAACTAGCAAGCATCTTAGCATCACCCTCATATACATCAAGCATTGTACGAGTCATTAGCCTATCAGTCTTTACAGAATCTACAAGCCATTCTTTTGGAAGTATACTGTTGTTGGGAGATACATTGGTCATAAAAACGGGTAGAGAGGCCAATAGAGCTTCGTTCATAGGCAAACACAACCCTGCATATCTTCTAGGCAAGATCATAGCGTCATAGCCCTCATATAGGCTTTCTCGTGAGTCTGGACTAGAGGTATCAATAGTCAGTCTTGGATCATCGCAGGGTATGTCCAAAGGTGTCTGACTCTTAATAACAAGTTCATAATCAGCATTAGAATACTTAAGCATTTCAACTACTGTATTTGTACCATTTCTGTCCTTTACCGCAGCTTTTCCACCAATATGTAGTATTTTTTTATGTGTCTTAGATGTGTTAATCTTATTTGCATTAGCAAACAATTCTACTCTTGTTGGAGGGGGAAGATGAACAACCATTGATCTATCGCTAAATTTTGTTACAACATCTTCAAAGTTCCAGAGACTAGGGGAAACTAAAATATCTGGTAGTTCAACATCTGGGTTTACTAAATAATCTAAAAACTCATAGTTATATTGAAGAATAGTTTTAACTTTTCTTTTCTTAGCCATATTGACAAAAGAGCTATGATAAAAGATTTCACAACTAATTACTACATCTAAATCATCTAAGAATTCATATACTTCTTCTCTAGAAGCCATGCCACGCTTAGTAGTTGTAACATTATATCCTGAGTACCATTCTGGATGTTGTTTATTTCCATTGAAGTGTGATGAATCAATAAGAAGGATCTTACTAGGATTAAGCATCTTAACTAATTCCATAGTTTGATTACCTAAACCAGTGTTATCAGATCTTGCGATGATTCCTAATCTCATAAGTCCATCTCTCTATAAAGCTGTCTTAATCCTTTTAGTGTTCCAATATCCATATATTTACCTCCAGGCTTTACTGCCATTATATTTCTACCGTCTAATATCCAGTCCTTGATTTGTTTTCCAGGATGCTCTAGTGTTGGATCTAAATATCTAATCATGTTTTTTCTAAACATCATAGTGCCCCACATGTCTGGATAATCACAATCTTCTACTTTATCTTCAGAGCCAATTACTTTATCTCCAGAAACTAAAACCTGTCCAACACGACCTTTTATATCATTACTGCACTCCCAAACACCTAGAACTAAATCAGCATTTGTTTCTTTCATCATTGCTTTATAAATATTTACTGGTGAATTCAAGATATAAGTATCTGGCATACCAACAAGAACGGTATCATTTTGCTCACCAACCATAAACTTTACGGCATCTGACATTGTTGACGGTTCACGAACAATTAACTTAACATTCATATCCATGTTTTGTATAATAGGAACCCATTCAGCCCTAGTTGATATACGAACTTCATCACATACTTCTAACATTTGTTCTACATGCCATTGAAGCAAGGATCTTTCATCAGATATAGGCAAACAAAACTTTGGTATACCGCCAATTCTAGATGCTTTTCCAGATGCTGGTAAAATTCCTATTGTTTGCATTAGATTAACCCATAGTTTTTCTTTAAAGTTTCTATACTATTTACTGGCCAATAATCTAAAGATTTTGTAGGATCATTGAATGGATACTTATATTCGCCCCATCCTTCTCTTGTTCTATCTCCGCCCCACTTAGACTTAAAGTAATCATGAAGAGGTTCAATATTAATTCTTAGTCCGTCTATTGTTGCACCGCCGTCTATTTGACATGTTACATCAACTTCTGCAGCAGGGGCGTTTATTCTCATTACATAACTTATAGGTGTGTTAGAATGTACAAACTGACTACGCCAAGAAACTTCAACATCCGAATTAGGATTGCTCATAACTTGTTCTTCAAGTATTCTGCACCTTTGATCCCAGTCACAATCATCAAAATTGTAAGGATAAAAGTTTTCATCAAAGTATCCAATTGCTGCAACCAGCTTTTTATTTATTCCAGCTAAATGCCATCCATGCTGTGTCCTAAACATTAGACCATTAAATCCATCAAGCATATCAACTATATGAGAAAAAGGTTTATTAAATAACATTGAAGACGAAACAAAAAAGGTCCAGTCATGGTTCTTTTTTAATCCTATGTTCCATGCTCTTGCCAAACCAATATTCTCTGATTGATACTCTACTTGAAAGCCATATTTTTTTTCAAATACTTCACACTCTCTATTACCGCTATTATCTATAAGTAAAACATTTTTATCTCGTATAGATTCCATGCAGTTGTATATTCTTTCTGTTACTCTATAAATAGGTATACAAATTAAGTAGTCAATCTTAGTATCTGTTTCCATAAATATAACCTCCTCGTTCTGGGCTGCCTAAAATTTCTAATCCAAATTGCTTAGATAGCTTTTCAACCATAATTCCAAATCTGCCGTCAAAAGATTTATCAAACTCAAGCGTAATATATTTAATCTTTGCAAGTGTTTCAGGTGGCGTATTAATGATAAGATCAAACTCAGCACCTTCAATGTCTATTTTTACAACATCTATTTCATCAATACCATATAGGTCAATAAAGTCTTGAATGGTTATTGCTAAAACTTCTACAGATTCATCATTTGTTTCATCAATAATGCTGCTATTTCCGCCTTTATTGGTAATAAGAACAGTCTTTTGTTCATGCCAGATAGCATTACTTATAACTGTAATATTTTCTGTTGGATTGTTTTTAATATTTTCTTTTAGTAATAAAAGATTGTTAGGCTCTGGTTCAACAGAGTAAACCTTTATTTTGTTATATTCATCTCTAACTTTGTTAAAGTTATCTACATATAAGCTAACGGACCCAATATTTGCTCCAATATCAAGAAAAACTGCATTGTCTTTAAATTGATACTCATGTATTCTATAAACATTTTCATTCCATGTTTCATCAATTACCTTATAGTCTAAGTTATGATCATTGCTTGGATCATCAAGAAAACTTCTAATTTCAAATGAGTAGTTTTCATTTATTGTTTTATAATTCATATTCCTAGATCCTCCAGTATTTTTTGCCATCTATGTTTATAAGTATAATTACTCTTAACCAAACTATGACCTGCTAATCTAATCTTTTCACGTTCATCATCATTCTCAATGTAGTAATCAATTAACTGTTGAAGTTGTTCAAAATTATTATATTCATAAAAAACAACATGCTCTTTATCAGTAAATTCTTTTTCAAGTCCTGGTACGTATGGGTGTATTAAGAATCCTCCACGACCAAGAGTTTCATAAATTCTATCTGACCAATAGTCAGGATAATTAAAATCAATACATAAAGTATCACCAACAACTACCTTGGTAGACCAATAAAGTTTATTTAGATCTAGCCCTCTTATTGATC